CTCTCAGCTCCTCTAGTTGCCTCAATTAAAAATTCTTTAAGTTTTTGAATACCAGTTTTTCTAAATGAAATTATTGCATCATTAATTTTATTAAATATATTTCCTAAAACTCTCCCTATAGATCTAGCTAATCCATCACTATCTGTAACAGCATCTGTTAAAGTATTTGTTATATTTTTAAGAGCTTGTCCAAAACCAGATTCTCCAACTATGTCCTGGAAATTTCTTAATGCAATTCCAAAGTTTGAAAATGCAACATTTAAGTTACTTAATCTTTTTTGTGTAGCTCCACCAAATCTTTGATCTAATCCTGTTATTAATGCATCAATAATTCTTTTTGATCCTTCTGCTGTTTTACCTAATTCAGAAATTTCCAATCTGGTAATTCCAAGTTGTTCATTAATAATTGTGTAAACTGGAATACCTCTATCAAAAATTTGGTTTAATTCTTCTAATCCTAAACCACCACCAACAGATCTGGCTAATACTCTTGTTAAAGCCTCAAATACACCTAAGCCATCAACTGCTGATGCAGATGTATCTGTAAATGTAGTTAATAATTTTTCAGTAGGTTCAATTCCAGCTCCTTTTAATGTGATGAATGATTTAGTTAGATCTTCAACACTGAACTGAGTCCTGGTCGCAAAATCAGATATTTCTCTAAATCTTTTATTACCTTCCTCAATAGATCCAAATACAGATGCAAGACCAGATCTTAGATCTTCAAATTGAGCATTGGTCTTAGCAATGGATCTTAAAACAACAGCTCCTCCAAGTCCTACTAGAGCTCCTTTTAAACTGAATACAGCACTGGATAATGATTTAACAGATTTGCCAACACCTTTAAAAACAGATTTAGTTCTGTCTATTGCTGATATTGTAAATTTTAAATTATTATTTGCCATGTTTTCTTAACCTGTCTTTTTCATCTTTTATCTGAAAATAAGCGATCCATCCATTATATTCTTTAACTGACATTAATTTTATTTCTGCAAGAGTTTTATGCAGAACTTCAGCTAATTGATATTGGTTATAAAGATTTTGGTCTTTTTTTAAGTTTTTTTTTCCTCAGGAATAGATGTATCGCCAGTTATCTGTTTGGATAACCTGGCTAAAACATTTGGATCACATTGAGTTAATAACTTTTGTTTATCTTCTAATTTGAATGCTTTTTTATTACCATCTTCAGTTAAGCACTTCATTATGATTAAATCTACAATAGCATCTATTTCACTAACTTTAGATTTTTCCCATAACCTTCTTTGCTCATCAAGATTTAAAGGTTTGACAAGAAATGTTACATTCCATTCTGGAACATTAATTGTTTTTGAATCTTGAGAACTAAAATGCTGAATAGCCTGATCAATTACTGACATAAAAAATTATTATGCAACAGTTCCATGAGTAACAGCACCTGTTACAGTAAAACTAAAAGATCTTTCTACAATGTCATTAATAGTTTCAGATACTCCAACATTAGTTATAAGAGCTGTTGCTGAAATTTCTCTGTTACCAGATGAATCACCTTCTGGATATAGATTTAAAGTTACTGAGGCTCCGACTGTCATTGCCTCTTGTCCATTAGTATCTGATTTATCAAAGTGACAAGTAATTGATCCTGATGCCTCGTTTAATCCTGAGACATAAGTTTTAGCAGTATCTCCCATAGCTGTATCTTCAATGATATTATCTGTTTCAGTAATATCAAAAGATTTTACTTCAGCTACTAGATCTGTGCCGATTTTTACTTCACCATTATTTCCACTTACTGTTGCCATAACTACTCCTTTAAAGTTTTTGATGCCTTGGTCAAGTTTAAATTAATGCCTCAACATCAGATTGTGTGGTTCTATAAATTACAGTAAATACCAGCCTAACCACTCCGATTGGTAAACTGCCTTCATTAGCTAAAGTGACTTCAGTTGAGCTAATAAAATGATTTTTACATGTACCATTTAAAGTAATATCTGAACCTAAAGCCTCCTCAACTTCTTTAGCTATGGTGTCCAGGGTATTTTCTATATTTGAATTGGCACTTGCGAATCCTTCAACTACTAAATCAACAGATCTTAATAAGCTACCTACAGCATCAAGTTCTGAGTTTTCTGAAATAGTATAAACATTTAATAGTGGTAATTTTGATTGTTCATTTGGATATATTCTAGAATTAAATACTCTAGTTCCAGTAGTCGTTAATCCAGTTAAAGATGTAATAACCTGATCTCTGATTGTTTTTCTTTGATGTGCCATTATGAAATATCCTCTAAATAAATTTGAGCTATACCAGTTCCATCTCTTAAAATTTCTGCAATTGTATAATTAGTTGAATTTACAACTACTGAATCTCCATGAGCTAATGATGATATATCAGAAGTTCTACAGGTAATGCTTGGTCTATGAGATGTGATACCAGCCTCTCCAAGTCCTAATGTTTCATCTGGTCTATCAAAAATAACATTTATTGTTGATGCACTACCACCAGTTGGAGTTACTGTCGCCTGGACTCCAAATTCATCCACATTAAAATAAACTGCTCTTACATCTGCATCTTCTACTGCCATTATAATAAGTCCTTTACCAAATTATTTAATTTTTTATTTTTTTTATTCTGAAGTATTTTTATCAGATCTTTTGAAAAAATATCTACATATTTTTCTTCAGTTCTGTGTTTTAATCTTAATTTATGATTATGAAATATCACATGAAAGAGCTCATGTATTAGTGTGATTAGTAATTCGTCATGATCTAAATCTGCATTAACTTTAATAGTTCTTTTATTTAGATCTGCCTCTCCATCTATTTTTTTAGCCTCTGGAGATTTATTGTTTAAAGGTATGAGCTCCCATTTTTTACCTTTTATGTATATCTTGTTTGGGAGATCCATTTTTTTGAGTTTTCTTTTTTCTTTTAATTAATTTTAAAAAACTTTTTTTTAATCCTACTGCTCTATTCAATACTGAGCTTGTATTACCTAAATCTAATTGTTTCATGATTTATCTGCCAGGAGCCGAAAGAGGGATCGGCTCCTAGCTATCGAGTTGATGATTATGCTGTTTCGTCAATATCTAATATTGCTGAGAAACTTTCTGCATGTCTTACAGCTACATCCATTCCAGTAAAGAAGTTTAATCTTACTGTACCAGCAGATGAACCTGTGTATGGATCAACTAATACATCAAGACCTGAGTAGTAACCTACTAATAGATCTTGCCAGTTTCCAAAGATCATAGCATGTGCAGTACCACTTAAAGTACCTTTAGTTAGATCTTTTGGTAGTTGAGATGATTGATACACATTGTATCCATTCAACATATTAGCATTGTCCATGATCATTACAGAATCAGTTGATGCAACTTTTGAAGTTTTTCTCATTTGGTAAACCACTTCTGGAGTTACCACATAGCCTAAACTTCCTTTTAATGCATTGTCTTGAGCTATTTCTTTAATTAGATCAATTGTTGCATCATAAGTTATTGCACCACCATTAGTTCCGATTGCAACATCACCGATACCACTTGTGTCAATGATACCTGAAGGCTCATTAGATCCACCACCTTCTAAGGCAACTTCATCTATTTTAAGAGCTATTTGTTGAGTCATATCGTTTCTAACGATTTGCTCGATTGATGGATCAGAGTTGTTAATTAATACTCTAGATAAATCAACAAAGCCACCTAAAGTTCTTTCAGTCATAGTTACTTGATCGAAAGCCTGGTTAGTTTCTGATACTGCATTATTTTCAGCAACGAAACCTACAGTTCCTTTAGTTGTTAGTCTTGGGATTTTGATGTCACCTTTAAGACCTCTGAATACAGTAGCACCAGCTTGCTGTACGATTGAGTTGTCTCTTAATGCATCAATAAAAAGATCACCTCTATGAACATCTGGAGTTACATGTCCACCAGCAGTTGCTGTTCCTTGAGTAAGATCTCTTTTGAATACATCACCAGGTACGAAAAATCCTCTAGCAGTTCTGCCAGATCTTTTCTCAATCTCTTGAGAAACTTCTCTTTCAAAACCAGCTTTAGACCAGTCGTTAGTTAATGATGCTCTAATTCCATTTAGGATTGAGTATCTTTTTTGTTCTTTAGAATTTAATCCAACTTCATTTGGATCTGTTTCTAAAGGTTTTGAGTTACCGATTTTGTCTAAAACAAGACCTTTAAATTCAGCAACTGAATGACCTTGTCTAACAGATACATCAGCTAAATCTTGCAAATTATGTTTTTTTGCGATTGCACTGATTTCTCTGATTCTTGCCATCTCAGTTTTTTGAACTTGATCCTTGTTTACAACATTATTCTCAGTAACTTTATCAGTGTTAGCTTTTTCCATAGCTTTCTCCTTTATAGTTATTGTTGATTGTTGATTTAAAGATCTACCAATTCCCACAGTTGTATCTGCTGGAACTGATACCATTGAAATTTCTAAAGGTTTAACTCCGACTCTATAAAAATCTCTGCCAGGAGATTTTTCTTCATCTTCATTATCCACTTTATCCATTTCTTTTATTAAATATCCAACAGAAATATTCTGCCTGATACCTGATTTGACATCTTCAAAGACTTCATTTGCAAGTTGAGATTTTCCGAATCTCGCAATGGCTCTACCTTTACCATTGACAACTTCAGCCTTTTCAATGACACCTATTTGAGCTTTTGTATCATGATCTAATAATAATGGAGCTCTACCACTACTGATAAAACTCATATCACTTTTAGATACATCTATACTCTCAATTCCAAAATCTCTTTCTACTGGTTCATCTGACATAAAAGAAAATTCTGCTGTTCTTTTTTCATCATCAACTTTTCTTTTGTTTAAGAATGCAGATCTGAATAATCTTTCAAAATTTTCTGAACGATCTTTTTCTTTATCTTTTTTATCATCATGCATAGACTTTTTATTTTCTTCTTCTTCATCCTCATGCATAGATTTTTCTTTTTCTTTATCCATGTTGTAATCTTTTTTTTCTTTATCATCATGAGCTCCTTTTTCTTCTTTATCATCCTCATGCATGTCTTTAGTTTCTTTATCATCTTGTTTTCTCTCCATGTCTTCTTCTT